ATCCCGACGTTTCTGAAGGTACCGTTCAACGTCTCGATCGCCGCGCAGACCGGCGGCGGGACGTATGGGTGGGTCGGCCAGGGCGCGCCGAAACCCGTCGGGAAACTCGCGTTTGCGACCGTCACCCTCGGGATCACCAAGTGCGCCGGGATCATCGTGATCACCGAGGAGCTCGCGCGCAATTCCTCACCCGACGCCGAATCGGTGATCCGGCGCGATATGGTTGCCGGGATCGCGCAATTCCTGGATCAGCAATTCATTGACCCGGCCGCCGCCGCCGTGGCCGGCGTCTCGCCGGGCTCGGTGACGAACGGCGTCACGCCGATCACCACGGCCGGCACGTCGCCCGCGAACGCGCGAACAGATATCCAGGCGATGGCGAACGCCATGACGGCGCTCAACATTTCGACGGCCGGCGCGTATCTGATCCTCTCGGAATCGAACGCGCTCGCGCTGACGAACGCGCTCAACCCGCTCGGACAACAGTTGTTCCCGGGCATGTCGCAGCAAGGCGGAACGATCATGGGCTACCAGGCCGTCGCCTCGCAGGCCGCCGGCACGACGGTTGCCCTGATCAAACCCGACCAAATCCTCTACGCCGACGACGGCGGCGTGACGATCGACGTCTCGCGCGAGGCCTCGCTGCAAATGGACTCGGCGCCGATGGCCGTCCCGGATGCGACGGTGGTCCTGACGAGCCTCTGGCAGATGAACTACGTCGGCCTGCGCGCCGAACGGTTTATCAACTGGAAAAAGGCGCGGACGGGCGTCGTCCAGTACACCGTCGCGACCTATGCCGCATAAACGTATGACCGTCCTGCGGGACGGCTATTTCGACGGCGCGTACCGGCGGCCGGGCGACGTGATCGAGGTCGACGAGGCCTGGATCGAGTCGCTCGAGCTCGCGCGGTTTGCAGAGGGGGAGTCATGGCCGGCGAATCGCTCGACGTCACCGCGCGAACCTATCACACCGAAAACGGCGTCGCCCATGCCGAAGGCGAAACCTACGCCGTAACCGATCGCGTCCTCGCCGAGACGCTGCGCGGGATCGGGTTCGTCTCGATCGAGGGCTGGACCGAGGCGCCGCCGCCGGAGTCGCTACCGGCGACCGGCGCGACCGCGGGCACGCCCGGGACGTTTACGCCGGCGGGGTGCGTGATCCCGGCGACGCTCGCCGCCATGACGGGCCTGGCGGCGACGCCCGCGACGGCCTGGACGACCGGCGAATCCGTCGTGCTCGGCGACGCGAGCGAGGCCTCCTGGGACGGGACCGCCTGGATCGCGGGGCCGGCCGCCTAGGCTATGGGGATCCTCGACGCGATGCGCGCGCGCCTCTCGCGGTCGAGTGCGGCCGCGACGCCGGCGGCGAGCGCCGGATCGGGCGCCTGGTACCCGATCGTCCATGAGCCGTACCCGGGCGCCTGGCAGAACAACGACGCGCTCGTCCTCGATACGCCCCTCAGCAATCCGACGGTGTTTCGGTGTATCTCGCTGATCGCGGGCGATATCGCGAAAACGCCGCTCGAGCTCGTCGCGCTCGACGACGACGGGATCTGGACCGTCACCACGTCGCCGGCCTTTTCGCCCGTCCTCACCAAACCGAACCGCTACCAGACGATCGGGCAATTCCTCGAGCAATGGACGATCTCGAAATTGCTCTATGGGAACACGTACGTCCTGAAGGATCGCGATCTGCGCGGCGTCGTCGTCGGGCTGTACGTGCTCGATCCGCGCATGGTCAAGCCGCTCGTCGCGCCCGATGGCGCCGTGTTCTATCAACTCTCGCCGAACCTCCTGGCCGGCCTGCCGAACGGCGAGCTCGGCGTCCCGGCGCGGGAGATGATTCACGATCGCTGGAATTGCGCCTATCACCCGCTGGTCGGGATCTCGCCGCTCTATGCCTGCGGCGCGCAGGCGAACCTCGCGAACCTGATCGGCAACTCGCAGATCAATTTTTTTACCGCCGGCGGCCGGCCCTCGGGCCTCCTCGTCGCGCCCACCGAGATCGACGAGAAAACCGCCGCGCGCCTCTCGGCGACGTGGCACGGCCTCGGGCCCGGCAAGACCGCCGTCGTCGGCTACGGCATGAAATACCAGGATATCGGGACAAGCGCCGTCGACTCGCAACTCACGACGCAATCCGATCAGGCGACGGCGATGATCGCCGGCTGTTTCGGCGTCCCGATCTCGTACGTCGACTCGAGCAAGCAACCGCCCTACGCGAACAGCGAAGCGACGCAGTTGCAGTATCAGAGTCAATGCTTGCAAGTCCACATGACGGCGCTCGAGTGCGCGCTCGACGAGGGGCTCGAGCTCCCGGCGCCGTACGGGACCGAATTTGATATCGACGCGCTGATCTGGATGGATACGGCGACGCGCACCAAGGCCGCGCACGATACGATCATGGCCGGCGTGCTGTCGCCGAACGAGGCGCGCCTCAAGTACTTCGGCCTCGGGCCCGTCGACGGCGGCGAGACGCCGTACCTCCAACAGCAAATGTACAGCCTGGCGGCGCTCGCGGGCCGGGATCCCGCGGCACCGAACGCCATGTCGGCGCCTGCGGCCCCTGCGCCGTCGCCCGAGCCCGCGGCGTCGCCAGATCCGACCGAGCAACAAGTCGCCGCCGCGATCGGCGAGCTCGCCGAGGCCTGAGTTATGGCGCCGCTCGACTTCTCCCGCGTCACCCTGGCCGGCCCGCTCTGGACCGTCGACGAGGTGAAGCCGCATTTACGGATCCGCGATGCTGATCACGACGCCGATATCGGGCAAAAACTCGACGCTGCCGAGGAGGCGATCGTCGCGTATCTCAAGACCGCGGCCGATCCGACGTGGGATGCGGATACGGCGCCGCTCGCCGTCAAACATGCGGTCCTGATCCTGACGACGCACCTGTACGAACATCGCGGCGACGATATGGCGCCGAGCACGTCGGGATCGACGCCTGACGCCGACGTCTGGCTCGCGATCGGGCGCCTCCTCGCCATGTACCGGGATCCGACGCTCGCATGACCGCGATCGGCCAGTACCGCCACGTCGTGAGCCTCGAGAACCCCGGCGATCCCGCGCCCGACGGCGACGGCGGCTATACGGAAACGTTCGAGGCGCTCGATCCGGCCCTCTGGGATTGCGCGATGACGCCGGCCTCGCAACGCCTGCGGACGCTCGAGACGCTCGCGTCGTCGTCGGTCCTCGCCCAGGCGACGCACGTCCTCACCGGGCCCTATCACGCCGGGATCACGATCGAGACGCGGATCACGTTCAACGGGCGCCGCTTCAACGTGATCAACGTCGCCAACGTCGAGGAGCGCGGGATCGAGACGCAACTCCTCGCCGTCGAGGTGCTCGGCTAGTGGCGACGGTCGTCTGGGACGGCCTCGAGGAGCTCTCGGACGAGCTCGAGAAGCTGCCCGAGGATCTCGCGCAGGCCGGCGGCGCGCTCGCGACCGAGAGCGCCGAGCAAGCGGCCGCCGAGATCAAGGCGGCGTACCCCTATCGCGACGACGTCCCGCACAAGGCGTACGCGGCGAAGGGCTGGCCCTCGCACCTGCGCGACGGCGTGCGCGTCCGCGAAAAGCGCCTCGACTACGGCAAGGTCGTCTACCTGATGAACGCGGCGCCGTATGCGTACGCCTTCGAGAGCGGCCGGCGCAAGGGCAAGCACGGCACGACGCCGGCGCGGCCGACGTTTATCCCGATCCGCAACAAGTACCAACGCGGCTACGTCGAGGCGATCGTCGCCCTCCTCGAGGAGCGCGGCCTCAGAACGAGCGGCAGTGCCGAAACCTGATACCTCGGCGATCGACGCCGCGCTCGTCGGCCTCCTCAACGCCGATCCGACGCTCCAGGCGCTCGCGCCCGATGGCGTCTACGTCGACGAGGCGCCGCCGAACGCGCAACGGTTTGTCATCGTCGCCCTGGCCGACGCCGTCAACGATTGGACGTATGACGCCGGCCGGGCCGTCGAGGACAAGGTGTACACCGTCGTCGCGAAAATGCTCTCGACGGCCGGCGGCGATATCAAGAGCGCGGCGGCGCGGATCGACGCCCTCCTCGAGGACGCGGCGCTCACCGTCGCCGGGTACGCCGACGTCCGGGTACGCCAGGACCGCCCGATCCGCGAGACGGACGTCGACACGGTCGATCCCTCGCTGCGCTGGTTTCACCGCGGCGGCGAGTACCGGGTACATGCAGCTATCACCTAAACGAGGGGAACGATGAGTATCAAAACCGGCCGCTACGGCAAAGTCTCTTACGATCCGCTCGGCGGATCGGCGCTCGTGCAGATCATCTCGATCAACTCGTGGAAGGGCTCGTTCGCGACCGACTACGAGGACGTCTCGTGTTTCGGCGATACGAACAAAGTCTATATCCCGGGCCTCATGGATATCGGCGGATCGTTCGCCGGGTTCTGGAACAGTGCCGAGCTCACGCTGTTCAAGGCGGCAATGTCGCCCGTCCCGGGTACGTTGCAGTTGATGCCGAATACGTCTGAGGCGGCCTTTTTCTGGCAGGGGCCGGCGTACATGTCGGCGGATATCGACTGTTCAATGAACGCGCCCAAGGTTACGGGCACGTTCAAAGCGGCCGGATCGTGGTCGGTTCCCGGCCAGGTGCTCGCGACGGGCGCCGGGCCAGGCACGGGCCTCGGGACGTTTACCCCGAGCGGCGCGACGCCGCCGCAAAACTTCGCCGCGCTCGCGACCGTCGTGGCGAACCCGGCGACCAACTGGACGACGGGCCAGTACATCCAACTCGGCGACGGCTCGCGCGCGAATTGGACGGGCACCGTCTGGGCCGTCGGGGTGCACGCCTGAGCGATCGTGTTCACTGAAGGGATCACGCTCCGCGGCCTCGAGGCGACGATCGTCT